GAGACAGGCTTTTAATGCATCATCTATTTTTTTTTTCTCTTCAGCTTTCTTTTTTAAATCCAACATTTTTTGGATTTCTTTTTCTTGAGCTATTTTATCTCTTTTAGCTTTATCTTCCTTATCTTTTTTAGCTTTTTTAGCTTGTCTGTCTGCTAAATCTTTTGCTGCTTTTTTTGTTGCAGCTTCATTATTTCTTTTAGCTTTTGCTTGCGCTGCTTGTCTAGCTGCAGATGCCCTTTGTTCTGCACCTCTATCATTTCCGCTATCATAGCTATCTCTAGAATTTCCACTTCCTTGACCACCCTCTGCACCAGCATTTCCACCACTTGTGTCAGAACTACCATCAGAGTTTTTATCACCCCAACCATTTAAACTCATTACACCGGATGGTCCTCTGTTAGGTTTACCATTTAGTGAATTGTGTAAATCTTTTTTAAGAAGTAAATCTTTTTCTGCTTTTGTAATATAAGCTAGTTCTGTTTCAGGATGATCGGGTCCCGACTTCCATTTAATGGGCACCTTACCTACAGTTTTTTGATCGCCAAGATAGTTTTTTACTCCACCTTGAATAGCTACTTTAGCCATGACTATCTACCTCTGTTGTATAGACCCATCAGACCACCGTTGGCTCTCATCTGAACTTGTTCTCTCATATCAACATCAGCGATACCACCGCCTGGCATTGATTCGGCCATGTTAACATTTTCGTTCATAGACATTTCTGGTGTTTGGTCTGCTTGCATCTGTTGTATAATTTGTTTCCAGATTCCACTTTCAAAAAAAGCTTCAAAACTTTGAAACTGTTCTTTTTGTTCTGGTTCCATTTGTTCCCATATTTCAGCAGCCATCATTTGCTGTTCTTCTTGAGGTGATTTAGGACCTTCGTCTCCTCTATACCTAATAGACGGTGCGTTAGTTTCTAGCTCTTCTGAAATTTGTATATCTTCTATTCCCATGATTTGTATAGTTTACTTTGTTTTTCCTAATAAATCAAGAGATGGCATAATAACATTTACATCTTGTGCCATTTCTTCTTGTTTAAAACCTTTAACTTCCCAGTCTTTTCTCTCCTTAAAAAGCTCTCCTGTTTCCTTGTGTCTATAAGTAGTCTCTACCTTAGCCTGTAGTATTGGTGTATCGTTCATTATGTTGTTACCTCTTTTAGTATGTTTAAAAAGCTAATACCTATTGTTGTGGAATCTGTTGTGCTGACTGTAAATCTAAAGTAAGTGCCTCCTTCTACAATTAAAGGCTGAGTCAATAATTCTGTCATAGTGTTAGCAGTTAATGCAGCTTTGATAAAAGGAAAACCATTATTAGTTAAAGTAATAGTAGGTGTTCCAGCTGAGCTAACTAAAATAGATTTTATAACAATGGTCTCATTAACAGCAGGTATTATTGTATTTGCATCTGATCCAAAAGTATACTGAATTGCTGTTGAAGTTACTGTCGCTCCATAAAATTTATATTGGTTTACTACTGCCATTAATCTAAAAAGAAACTTCTAGCTTCTATCTCCTGTTTTAATTCTTCTTGAAAGGTACTATTTAATTTTTCTAATACGGCATCTAAATCTCTAACTAAAGATTGAGATATGTCTTGATCATATTCATCACTAGCTCTGGTTAATGATTGTACAATTTTAGCCATTATCGTCTTCCTCCAGATTGTATATCTAATCTAAAAGTACCAAGTTTCCAAGTACTATCTATTTCTGTGTTAGAAATAGAAAGAGCTATGGCTCTACCTCTAGCACGAGTATCTACTTTTGTAGTTGTAGGTGCTAAAGTAAACGGACCTAAGGGTGAACTTGCTGCCGTGTTGTTTGGGTAATCTCTAACAAATAATGTAGCTATTACATTTTCTGCTTGGTTAATAAAGTCAGGAACTATTCTACTAATTCTCATCATAGCTTCACCGTCTCCTCTAAGATCTGCTAAATTGCTAGCTGCACCTTTAACTACTTTTTGTGTGATATCATAATCTCCAGAAATAATATTAGCCGGTATAGGAACAGGACCCGTGAAAGCAGTTACTTGATTAACTCCTGTTTCATGTTGGAAATAAATTGTAGTTCCTTCAGTGTTTCCAATAACATCAAAAGACGCATCGTCTCCTGCATCATATCTAGTTGCATGAGGTAAACCAAATACAGCAGAGTCAACCCAAGTTGTTCTCGGGTATAAGGCACTTGCATTAGTAAACCATATCGGACGTTTTTTTGTTGAATCTAAATAGCTATAGGTAACTGATCTGTTAACTACATTAGAAGTACCACTACAGTAAAACCAAGTTATCTCGCCAAACAAGTTATTAATACCACAATAAATTAATTGATTAGATACTGTATTTATATCATCAAAAACATAATCTTCGACTAAGCAATCCATTGATTGTAGTTGACCGGTATACCTAAAGAATCCATTATCGGACATCCAGTAAGCAGCACCATCTACTTCAACAGCTGCGTTCATTCCAATTAAACCACAGTTGGTTCCAACTTGCTCGTAAGCAAAGGTAAACGGAGTACCTACAAATCTCATTGTAAATAGTGAGGTGTCGGTCCAAATGTAAATTGCATTTCTTCCAAGCTTAGCCCCCATGATCCGTGATCCGGCGGCCAGTCTTTGTGTACCGGCACTATTGGTTGCTGTAGGTGTATAATCTTCTATATTTTCTTGAGACGAAAATCTTATAAACATATCATCTTGAGTATCTTTATCTCCAATTGTTTTCTCTGTTCCAAAAAATACTAAGTGACGATCTGGAGTAGAGACTAACATATCACGCGACGCGGTTGGTGCGTTTGGAATAATAACAGCTCTAACACTTGTTGCATTAGTTGCATCACCATCCCATTTAAAACATTCTCCGTTGTGAATTAATGCAATCAAGGTAGACCCTAAGTTGTCCAAGGACCATAGACCAGGATCATTTACTGAGTCTGTATTAGCTGCGGGAGATCCCCAACCTGTAAAGGAAGAAGTATTAGTAACAGTACTTCCAGAAGACCAAGCTTGTCTTGTTGTGTTTAAAACTCCTCTAGTAATACCGGTAAGATTGTTTCCGGCTATTCCGGTGTATGAAATGGTTTCACTATTAGGAACACTACCTATTGTTCCAACAGTAATAAAATTTACTCCAGTTGAAGGAAGACCTGCTGTACTTGCTAAAGTGACCACGGTACCCGAACCTCCTGTACCAAAAGCATTATCTGATAATGATCCGTTTAACGTTGTAAGTAAGGTTCCTAAAAGATTACCCCCGAATAAAGATATACCCCAACCAAAAGCACCTAGTTGTTCTGCGGGTCCAACACTATAGTATTGAAAAAATTTAACACTACCTGAAGTAGTAGCGCCACTACCTGTTTCGTTAGTAGCCATAGTAATTGTAATTGTAGTTGAAGTAGGGGTTGCTGTTACCATGTATTTCTTACCATCAAAATCTGCAGCAGTATAATTAGAATTAGTAGCGCTAGAGAAATTACTAAACAGGATAATGTTTCCTGCAATAAAACTGTGGTCACTTGGAAAAGTTATAGTAACTGTAGGTGATCCGTTAGTAGTAGTAAAACAGTTTGAAAGAGTTGTTCCCGAAGGATTAACTAAAGGATGTATGTCATAAAAAATACTACCTGAATAAACATATAGAATATTACTAGTTCCTATTACTGCGTATTTAGTAGAAGCTGTGCTAACAAAATGATGTAAATTTCTAGCGGCACCTGTTAGTTTACTGGTACCTAGTTGTTGCCAACCACCTATCTTCTCCGGTGTACCATATCTAAAACGTACATTCTCACCATCTACCCATTGACTTTCGGCTCCGGTGTCTGTGACTTGTTTATTGAATCCTGGTAAAAATCCTAGTTTTTGTAGCATAAATTAATCCCTAGTTTAAAATATACTAGATTTCTAGTTATATCAACATTTGTTATCTACAGGAGATTAATACTAAGCTTTGTATGATTTACCAGCAGTGATTGCAGAATTAGCAGCAGTCATACTCTCATCAGTCCAAAAATCTTTAGCAACCATAAGCTCTAGGTGTTCAACATTTCTGTCAACACAATCTTGTTTTTCTGTTGCTGATTCATCTTCCATATCCGTTCCAGCAATAACTTCATTAATTAAAGTTACTGAATGTCCCATAGCTGTGTAATCTTGTGCTATATCTTCTGCAGTTTTTACGTCTTCACTCATAATATTTTCTCCTTATTTTGTTGCGCATGCAACGGGTTTAGTTGTATCAAGTTTTTTAAATTCATCAAGAATTATTTTTGGTTCTACCATGTTATTTCTAGGATCGCTATCATTATATTTAGCCTCATCCCAGTCATTTCCCATGTGAAACTGTAGGTTTTTGTTATGTGAATAGCCAAATTGTGTCCAACGAGTACTGCCCCAAACAACAACCCCATAAGCTTTAGCTGAGGGTGAGAAGTGTTGTAGACAACTATCTATAGCAACGAACCCTTCAGATCCTTTTAACATTTCATGTAACTGGGTCCAGTGTAAATCACATCTAATAGTGTCATTATAATGTGGCTCATTAGGTAAAACACAGTTGATAATTGTTGTATCTTTATACTCTTCTCTCAACATATTAACTACTTGTTGAGCAAGGTAAGGTTGATAGTTTCTATTTGGATTAATATTTGTGTATTGGTTACTGGCATTAAAACCCATTTGAGGTTGACCACCAGAAAATTGAATCATTATGTATTTACCAATCTCATTATCAGCTAACCATTTAGTAACAGCCACTTTATGGTTGTCTGTATACAGTTTAGCTGTCATTGATTTATCATAGTCAACACCATGATGTTCACAGTAGCTTTCAATAATATGTTGTTTACCAAATTGAAAATTTGATTTGTATGGCTCTGAGTAAAATATATTATCTGATGCCATGATCCTTGGATCTGTTAAATGTAAAGTTTGCTCTAATACTAACTTAACATCTGGGTTACTGGCAAAACAACCTATGTAAGGTGTGTATATTTGCACATCTCCTTTTTCTTTTAACTTAGGAATTAACGCACTAAATGTAGCACATTTACCTACTCCGCCTTCTACGACATACGTATTCAACATTTTATCCTCTTTCTTTATTTGTTTTTTAGTAATTCTATTTCTGCTTTAAGTTCTTTGATTGCATTAACTAATGGTATTACGAACATTTCTCTTGAAATAGTTTGAACACCATCCTTACCTTCTGACCAAACACCATAATCCAATACTTTTTCTTCTGTCACTCCACTATCTATTAATGCTTGTTTAACTTCTTGTGCAATAAATCCGTTCATTGTAGTTGAAGTATCTTTATTATTTTTTTCTTGGTAATGTTCAGTTAAAGATTTATCTATTTCTTGTGACGGTTTCCAGTTGTAAGTTACTGGTCTTAAATTATTTATAAAATTTAAACCTAAATTTGAATCTTGAATATTTTTCTTTAATCTTAAATCAGAAGTTCTTGTCCAAGAAGCGTTTGAAGAAAAATTATTATGTACTATGTTTGATGCTTTACCAAAAGTAAATGTATTATTTCCTTGTCCTGTAAACCCACAACCTATAATAATTTGATTGACTGCATTAGTAGCAGAAAAAGATACGTTATATCCAACAGCTACATTTCCACCACCTGTTGTTACAGTTTTACCACTATCTCTACCAACACTTGTGTTTTGTGAACCTGTTGTAACTCCTTGTAAAGCAGTTAATCCAATAGCTGTATTTTCTGAACCTGTTGTTATATTTTCTCCTGATTTACATCCTATTGCAGTATTATTTGCACCTGTTGTATTATCCAACATAGAAGAAGTACCAACTGCTGTGTTACTACTTCCTGTTGTGTTATTAAACATAGTGGAATTACCACCAAGAGCAGTATTATTTGCACCTGTTGTGTTACATTGCATTGCTGATGTTCCAGCAG